TAAGATTTTCAGATTACTTTATTTCAAATATCCGTCGGCAAAGAAGTTACTATCTTTATTCAGAATTTCTAGAGTTAACTTACCAACTACTGCTCTGGCTTCATAATCACCACTTCTTGACAAACCTGTGTCAATAAATGGTCTTTGAAGATAAGCAATTCTCAATTTTTCTGGTCTTACACCAAGAATTCTAGTATTAGCATCGTCTGATTGCTGGACATATCTATGAGTATGTTTAGCAACCTTACCAAGCCCAGTCTCAAAAATATCCAATGCATTGATAACGGTCCTAATATTCTCTCCAGTAATAACAACATTAGCTTTGTTAGTGAACTCATCGATCTTGTCAGATAGATAAGAACCAACAAAAATATCTGTTGCTACATCGCCATTGCTATTATCCCAGCTATTTTTCATCAATCCTCTCAAAATACTAGCGCTGAATGCGGTTCCAGAAGTTTCAAGAGTGTAATTAGTAGATTTACTAATACCCCTGACAATCCCATCCATTTTTGCTGCAGTTCCACTCGTTCCAGATGTTAATGTACTTCTTACCAAATCAAACTCAACTGCATTTCCCCATTCTGCTAATGCTTTCGTTGTCTGCCTCGCCAATTCATTTTCTCCATGATAATACTGAACCTGAGCAGCAGTATTATCCACTCGAAAAGGAACAGCAACAATTTCTACAATATTAGCAACAAGGGAAGGAGAAGTTCTTTCCAGATTAACATAATCAGCCTCTTCTGCCACTGCTTGGCTTGCCGCAATGCGGAGCGTATCTGTCATTGTCTGATGAACAGTAGAAATCGCACTTCCTTTAGCAAGATTGGTAAGAAAGTAATTTTCTTTGGCGGTCAGGATTTCAATCAAAGGTAAGACATCTGGTTTAATAACAGCTTTTCCAGTATAAGTAGTCAATTCTAAAGCCATCTAATTATTTAGATAGCCCCAGAACTTTTTCAACTAGCTTTTGTTTAGCCGCAAGTGAATCAGTTTTTTTAACTTCTTCAATCAATTGGCTAACGTCAGCCGAAATTCCAGGAGCTATCCTCGGTTTACTTTCAACACCTATTGATCGTTCTTCTGTCTTGGATTTTTCTACCTCCAATTTAGAAGTAATTAAATCTTTGAGATGACTTTGATATGCTTCTTCTTTAGAAATCTCCTTTTCTTTAGCTACTGCCTTTATTACATCTATAAAGGGTTCAGCTTCGGGGTTTTTCTTTAGAAATTTCATATCGTCAAGTTCATCTCTAATAGAATAAATTTCTTCGGTAGTAGCTTCTTTTGTGAATTCTTCAATCGTTTCTTGTCCTTCTGGAGTTTCGAGAAATTCATCGGCTTCTTTGTTAATTTCTTGCTGGAGAGTTTCATAAGCCTCAGCTTTTTCTCTTAGCGCGGCTATTTTTTGATCTCCAACAAGTTTCTTTAAGCCTTCGTAATGTTTCTCAAAATCTTCTTTGGACTTAATATCCTCTCTTCCAGTAAGCTCCTGATAATATTTTGCCTCCTCTGAAGTTTTAGCTTCTAAATCTTCGATTTTAGAAACATCCTTTATTCCTTCTGAAGTTTTAAGCTCCGAAACTCCAGAGTCGGTATTTAAGGGTTTGTTTTCGTCCATATTTTTGAAGAACTTAATTTATTCCCACTAAAGCAGGGAATCTCTCGACCTTGATTAATACTCTTGTTTTAATTCTTTTAATCTTTTTATAATATTATCTTCCTCTTCTGAAATTTTCTTTTGTAATTCTTGTAATGCCCCTTGTTCCCAAATGTCAGCTAAAGCAAATTCAATAATTTCAATCGCCATTTTTCTGGCTAATGCTTCATTTATATTTTCTAAATTTATATCTCTGACCGTATCTATACTATTCAAATGAAAAGCAACTCGATTCAAAAACCATTGGAATGCTCCACTTTTTACTAATTCTCTAATCTCTTCCTTGATAGGTGGTTTTTTTATCAATGGAATTTCTTTCTTTTTTGGCATATTAATTTATACTTTTTTTCTTATTCGTTTTAAAACTGCATAACAAACAGCATAAGGATTTACCTTTTTACCACGAGCTTTAACTTTCGCTACACATTTTTCCATTGCTGGCCATAATCTTTTAGGTAAATTAGGATAAGGCATTTATGTTTTTTGATATTTAGCTTTTGCCGTTTTCCAATAAGCCGCACCAGCAATTTTTATACATCTTTCTCTATCAAAGCCAGTCCTTCTCATACAACTCCTAACTATTCGCTGAAAAGTTTCAGATTTCATTATTGCTCCTTTTTCTTGTTTCCGTCTCCACTTTAAAATTTTTTTAGGAATTTTTGCCATTTATCCTTTTTTTCCTGCTCTTGCCATTGCTTGGAATCCTGCCTTGCCATAAGCCCTTCTTCCAATACTTGCACAAATTGCTTTTGCTCTTGCAGTTGTCATACTTTTTCCTTTCCTTTGATAAAATCCCGTTACTCTTCTAACACAAGCAGCAAATCTTCCTCCTGCACCTAATGGTGCTTTTGAAAATGGTTTGTTTGCCATATTTTTGATAACTCGTTTATCTCTTAACAGTTCTCAAAGACGAGAGAAGCTGGTTTGAGAACTGATTTAGATTCCGCCCAGACGCACGGAATTTCGACCTTTATTATCTTAATGTAGCGGCAAGGCCTCGGCCTGTTCTCTCAGCAGTTGTAGCCTCCCCCACTTTTTCAGTTTCTTCTAATGGTCTAACCATTGCTGGTCTTGGGGCTTCTACAATCGGTGCTCTTATTTGAACTTCTTCTGGGGTTTTAAGAAATCTTGCTCCACCCAGTCCCATTAAATCCAATATCTCTTTAAAAATAGCATCAACATCAATATTTATTCCTGGCAATCTTGAATAAGATAATAACATATCATTTAGTTGTCTAACCATTACCGCTTTATTAAATGCCTCACCAGTTACAAATACTTCTACTTCATATTTCCAATTAGTTAATATTTTCTTATTAATCTTGAAATATCTGGTCTTTTGGAATCTTTCCAAATTATCTCTATAAATGCCCCGCAAATGATCAATAAAATCTGGTTTTGGAAAATGCCCAGTTCTGATTAAACTTTCTAAAATATTCTTATTAAGAATTGTATTAATATAATTTTCGTCTATTTCTTTAAGCTCTTTTGGCGAACCAACAATTGAAATCACTTCTTCATCTTTAATTGTTTCTAATAATAATGGGATAATATGTCTTTCAAAAACTCTGCCTAAAAACATTCCTAAATTTTCTTGTAATAAATCAAATCCACTCCTCATTCCAGTTTGCTGCAAAACAGCAGTAGTAGCTGGTAATGAAGCGGGTAATGTTTCTCCTCTACCAACTTCCCAAGCCCCAGTTGTTCTTTGAGCCCAAATATAAGTATTCTTTTCATCAGCATAAGAGCTGGATTTAATATCTGATAAGGGCATTTCTTGAATATCATCCATTCTATTAACAGGAATTACTCCGCCAGAAACAAGAGAAGATAAAAGTTGTTGAGTAAGGCCTGATGCCTTGCGAGCTTTAAATAATCCTATTTGGGAAATTCTGGCTTTATTTAATCTCAAATTAACCGTTTCATTGATATAACTTTGTAATCCTAATAGAATTTCTCCAATTCCTCTACCATCCCATCTACCAAATATTTTTCTAAATCGGCATTCTTCATAAGGTTTATTTCCCATTTTATTTTCAACAATTTTATGAACAATAGGATTGTCAAAAAGATGAGAAACAATAGCAATAGTGGGAATCCAAACCTCTTTATCTTCTTCTTTTCCTGTCAAACAATATTTTGGTAAATCGCCCCATCTTTCAAAGATTTCTACATAAGGAACTTGTGTCGTAAGCGGTCTTTCTAATCCATATAACCTTTCAATACTGGTTGAGCCTTTTAAGTATTCTAAATTATCCCAAGGATATTGCTTACATTCAGATAGTTTCAAAATATTTCTTTCTATCACCGCTTCATCTTGAATATTATCTGCTGAAGGGTCAATTAAAAAATTAGTTCTATCAACAATTCTTGATTTAATAGCTTGGCTACCAAGTTTTTTATCGTAATTTTTTAAACTTTTAAGAATAACCGTGCCATCAATACAAAATAATCTTAATAACTCATTTAAAATCTCCCCAAAATAATTTCTCCGCATAAAATAATTCAAAATATATCTCAAAATCAAAGCCGAAGAAAATCCATTGGGATTTGTTGCCCTAATATTTATATCAGCAGAATCTAAATCAATGTTCTTAACTATCGTTTCAACCATATCTTCGGTCATAGGAATAAAGATTTTCTTTTTGTTTGTTACTTCGTCTAACTCTCTATCATATTTTCCAAGATAATTTTTGCGGGCTTTTTGAATAATTCCATCCGAACCTAACATTTTATAACTTGCTTTATCGGTAATCCAAACTTCGCCATCCTTAAATTCTGTGGCTTCCGCCTTCATTATCTTTATTGCTTTTTTTTCTTGTAATGTCGGTGTATATTCTGGCATTTTTATTTTTTTTCTTCTTTTTTTTCCGTTTTCTCAATATCTTCTATCAATTGTAAAGCTCCCAAAATTTGGTCTTGCTTTTTCTGTAATCTCCAAATTTCTTGACTATTTTTATTAAATTCCTCCACTAATTCTTTTTTCTTTTGTATAAAATCCATAGTTTTACCAATATTTTTTTAAAGTGGTCATAAATTGAACGATTTCTTCTTTAATAACACTAACTATATCTACTCCACTTCCTGAATCAGCAATTGATAATTTCGCTTTAATAGCTGAAATTAAATCTGCCCCAATTCCTGAATCTTGAATCAATTTTGTTAATTTTATTTCTAATGCTTCCGTGCCTACTCCTGAATCTAAAATTGTTTTGAATTGTTTAATCGCAACAATATCTGCTCCCGCCCCGCTATCTACAACATCTTTGAATTGTTTCACTTCAATTG